ATCAATCATGCGGTGGGCTGTGGATAATAATTGAGCATACTCAACAATCATTTTCACAACATGTTTATCAACATGTTCTTTTGCTGCCTGCTCAGGGTCTCTGTGTAGAAAAAAGATATTCATTAATTACACTCCTTATTTTTATAGTTATCTGGTTGTAAGGAGCATTTATATTGTAAGTCTGATTTCATTCTTAAATCTGCTGCGATACCATCAAGTATTGATGGCAAATAGTTTTGCAATACTCCTATAAGTTCAATACTATGTTTATGAGTAAGTCTTGATATTTCACTAGACATTAATTCTTGCTTGTCTATTATATTATGATTTTGTATAACATGTCCTAATACTGCTGTGTTATAATCATTTGCTTTTACGTTATATGTAAAAAATAATGCCCAACAAAACAAACATATAATTAATAATTTTTTCATAAACCTACTTTCTCCATTAGTTTTTTTAATTTATTAGACCAGATATACCTCATATCCTTTGGTGCTTGTTTAGTCATCTTTTTAAGATTATCAACTCTATGCCAAAATAAATCATCTGGCTCATCAACAAAAGCATATACACCCCATTGGTTATGTCTAGGATCTGTTTGTTGTTTTATCACTTCAAGTTTCTTATCATCAAAGTTCATAGACACCCTCAATATTATATTTTATAACTTTTTTTACTAACTCTCTGTATGTTGGTTTTGTAGCATACTTATCTAGTGTATCAACTAAAGTATAAACATCAGCATTTTGATCTCTTAGTTCTCTAAATTTTTCATATGCAAATACTGTGTTTAATATTCTTACATAATCTTTTACACTATCACATTTACTTTCATAAACTTTTACACCCCAACCAATCCATTTGTTTTGATCCCAAGTAATTGGTAATAACCATTCACTATCTTTATCAAATGTACGAATACCAAATAAATTATTACCTTCATTTGCAAATCTACTTGAACCCCAACCTGTTTCTAATGCAGCTTGAGCAATTAGCATTTGTTTAGGTATATGTTGTGATTGTGGTAATTCTGAATAAATGTAATCAACACATTGATTTAATGTCAAGACAAATGTATCTTTGTTTGTCGTATCTATTTTTGGTTCGTATAAACCATAAGATACATTTTGTGGTTGTACTTGAATTGTTATGTCTAAGGGTTCATTTGAAACCTCGACTTGTTTTACTTCTGAAAATACCAACAAATAAACTCCAAGAATGATTGCGGCATTACAGAAAAGATTTATTGCTTTCATTTTATTTGACCTCTGTATTATTTATTTGCCCTCGTTGGCAACATCTTTGAGGTAATATTCTACCTCATCTATATCGTTAAAACCAATTAAGTCAAAAGCGATATCTGCATTTTTGCATTTTTCAACTGCGTCTGCAACTGATAAAACACCAGACTTAATTTTATTCTCAATATCAGACAAAAAATCTTCTGCCTGATCCCATAACCAATTTTTAACTGCACCCATAATTATTGCAACCTTTCATATTTAACTTCACTAGAACCACAAGGTCCACCAACAAGTAGTTCTTCACCAACTTGTAACATGGCAAAATCATTTCGCCAATAATCTCCCATGTAGGCGTCTAGACCCCATGTGGAAATTTCTTCTAATGTGTGAATTTCTTGTTTACCGTCATTGTTGCCATAACCAGACAACCAAGTGACTAAAAATTTAGGTGATAGTTTTTTCATAATGTTTCCTTTCGATTTCATGTGTATATAATACACGGTTTTTGAATATATGTCAAGGAAATAAACATAATAACATAAGTAAAAAACCCTTGAAAATCAAGGGTTTATAGAATAAATAGAGGTGCGACATCTTGTCGCAGGGTTAAATTAAGTATTATTTCGCATAAAATCGTCATTCCAACCAAATGCTTCTTTGACTAAATTTGCGGTTAACCCTTTATAGTGTTTATTCAGTTCACCATCTTTTGCCCATACTAATAGTTCTGCTTCTTCAGCACTCAATCCCTCTAACATTTGTATGAACATATTGTCTCTTTTCATTTGAGATAATTGTGGATTACCTCCTTTTAAGAAATGAAACATTCTTTTTACTTCTTGTTTTAACCAAGTATGCTCTGTGCCTACTGGTGCCTCGTTTACTGTGTATGGTGGTTTACCCTCTGGTAATAACCATTCAAGTTTCTCATCAAATGCACCTTTTAAAAACATTCTTAATTCATTAGTATCATACTTTTTCAATACTTCTATTTTCTTAGGTTTATCTTTTGCATTATTAACCTTTGTAAGTATTTCATGGAATGATAAATTATATGTTGCGTCATTTACTGCCATTTTAAAACTCCTCTATTTTTCCTATCAATTCTTTCAAATCATTTTTAATCATATAAGGTAATATTTTACTGCGATTTGATACAGTTACCTTTTTATACTCTTTATATATATCTGTTTCAATATCATCAGGTATATAATCAAAATCTATTAGTCTTCGATTTCTCTGAAAATTACGATAATGATACTCATTACAGAAATCTTGTGGATCATTTCCTCTCATTAGACTATCAATCCATCCTGCTAGTTTTTTCTTGGAAACAGGTTTCTGTTTTATTTTATTGACAAATGTGTCATCTGGTGACAAAAAATTTGGTATGCCATCTGAAGTATCACCTTTTAGTATGTGTTCGTAAATATATTCTTGCGGACTATCTGTCTCTATAAATTTTTTCTGTGTTGGTGAATATTGAAATACATTTGGATATTTTTGTAATTGTTGAAAATCTTTATCACCTGAAACAATTAAAATCTTTTGATCGTGATTCTTTTTACAAATAATAGCAATGATATCATCTGCTTCTACTTTATCTAATTGCACGACTTTGTATGGAAAGTTATCTCGTATTTCTTCTTTGATCGTGTGTATTAAACCAAATACACTTTCCCAATCTTTATCATCATTGTTTCTACCCTCTCTGCGTTTTGCTTTATATTGTTCAAAAATATCTCTACGCCAAGGATCTGGACCATCAACACAGATTACCACTTCACCAGGATAATCATTTCTAAATCTGTGAACATAACCACGAATAGAATTAAGTATCATGTGTCTTACCATAGGTATAGATAAAATATTTTTATCTTTACTCATGGCCAATTGAACAGCGATGTTTGAGATTGCTACTTGTGAATAATCAATTAGTATCATTAAAATCAATTTCACTTTCAAATTCTATAACATTCTCTGGTTTACCCTCAGGTACTTTTATGACCTTTGTTCCAGAGTAATTAACAACAGAGTATTTTCTGCCTTTATGTTTTTCAACATACATCATTTTATCTGTAATGGTATGAAAAGGGTGTGTTAAATCAAATTCACGATATATCATGGCACGAAGAGCCTCTAAGAATATACCTACATCTAAAAATGTTTTTGTTCCTTTTGATGTGCCAATGGTTAAACCATCTTGTTGTAAAGAGGATATTAATTGTATTACAACATCATCTGCTAATGAATCAGCAAATTTTTTTGTTTGATGATCTGCAATACTTTCTTTTGATCCTGCTTTGTCAACAGGTACTTCTGCACCATCTGGAAATGATAAAACTTTAACCATTTGTTATTTCGCCTTTAAAGTTTAATTTACCCTCGTTGATAAAATGTTCTCTTAGGTCCGTATATCCTCCTATGTGTTTATCATCACTCATAATCTGTGGCATTGAACGGACTTGTTTACCTATCATTTCAAACATTTGTTCAATCGTGACTTCACCATCACCACTGGCCATGCCTGTCGATAGTTTATATTCCTCAAACGGAATATTCAGTTTGTCCAACAACGCCTTTGCTTTTACACAGTATCCACAATTAGGCTTTGTAAAGACTTTGTACATTCTAAAATAATTCCTCCTCATACTCCTCAATAGCATTATCTATTTCGTCTATACTATTTATACTCAACTCCATAGCAAGGTCTTGTTGAATCATATCGTAAAGTTTATTAAATTCACCCATAGGTAATTTAAGACCTATGTAAACTCTATACTCACCTTGAGAAGTAATAGAAACAGAGGTTTTCCAGTTTTCATAACCTTGTACTTTTGTTTCTTGAATTTTATTAATAATAGTAATCTCTGTTTTAGAGATTGCTGTTTTATTACCTGAACCTATTTCAACATTACCTGTTTCAGTTCTATGCATTGACGCTTTTTCATTCATTTCACCATGCATGATATCAGCAATTTCAGCCTTAGCAATTAAGGTTGCTTTCTCTTTTGCTAATTGTAAATCAGGACTTGTTGATGTTCCTGTGCCATAGATAAAATTTTTGTCTTTCTTTTTATCAGGATATTCTAGATACCACTTTGGTACCACATCTGTTAGATTAAGACCATTGTCTTTTTCTACATCTATTTTTGTTGTTTGACTACACGAAACAGCAAACAACGATATTAACAATAATAGTATTAGATTTTTCATTGTTTATTAACCACCTCTCTTATTAACTCTATTGTTGTGTACCAAATGTCGTAAGCAACATCAGGCCCATACATTACCACTACGACATAACCTATAATTATGCCCATAATAAATTTAAACATTTAGTACCTCCACGTACCGTCTTTATTTAAACATACCTTTTTTGGTAGTTTAAAAATATTATTACCTTTGATATAACGACAATATTCTTGATCAGATACACCAGAGTAATAAAATTCAGCAAACAGTTCCCAATATGTAGGACCTACATTGCCATCTCTACACACCATTTTAGTCTCAACTAAAAATTGACCATCAGATGTGAAAATTTTTTGTACCACACAATCGCTTTCCATTGTATGTGCATTTGCTTTATTTAAATCAAATATTAGTATCATTAATACTAAAGAAATAAAAACCATGAATATAAATTTAAATGGTGCCATCATAATACTCTCTCAATAATTTGCCAACGACCATCAGGCATTTGACAAGCCTTTCCAAATTCTGTGCTTCTATCTAAAGTAGATATAGAATACATAGGAAACGAATCTTGAATGCTAACAGTAGATGTATAATCAACACACTTAAAATGGTTTTCTATGTATGATCTAGTTACTTTAATATCACCATGATTACCTGTTTTAGGATTATGCCATAACAAATAACTTGATTTACCTGATGGCATATTATTTAAATGATCAATAAACATTTGACTATGTACCGTTCTATCGTGCATACCCATATTTGAACATGCAAATAAAAAAGGTAATAGTAATAAACTAGATAAGGGCTTCAAGTTCTTCATGTGTCAATGGTTTATCATCCATAGTAGTAACTTCTTCAGTACCACCATCAGATAATATGTTTTCATCTTTTTCTTTTTTATCTGATTTGTAAACAGGCCATGACTTAGAACCCTCGTAACATTGGGCAAGATTTTCCCATTTAACGTCATAAGGTAAATTTAAGTTTGCCATTTCTCTTAGAAACTTTGCTTTTTGTTTACCAGTCTTGTAAGACTTAAATTCTGCCATGATACCTTCCATGGACAGATCGTTATTCATTTTTGCTTTATTCATAATATATTATCTCCCTATATCTTTTATTTCTTTTCTTGGTATTACTTGATACGCCCCTTTGTTGTAAGCAGGTGCAACAGTAAAGTTTTTACTTTCTTCTAATCGCCAGTTATGATGAGGTTTAGTACCACCA